TGGAATGGCAGCATCGTCTTCAGGCCATCGACCCGGGTGAACGTGTCACCGGCTCCGTTCATCTCCAGCACCGAGGCTGGAGCGATGAACCACTCAGTCTCCTCCCCCTGATCGTTCACCGGCGGCTTGGAGGATGTGACGTAGATACCCAGACCGTTCAGCGCCAGCGTAACGTCCTCATCGGACGCTCCCTGGTTGATGGCCATGATCAACGTCTCGATGCCGGCAATCTGCGACCCACCGTAGGGCTCATTGCCCTCGCGGTTGTTGCGGATGTGGTACACCGGGAGCGACGTGATCCCAGGCGGAAGAGTGGTGCCTGCCAACATATCCGCGAAGTCCGGAGAGGAGGCGTACGGCTCCGGTGGCTCGACAGGCTTCAGCTCAGGGTGCCCGTCCCACCGGTCGTCCCAGCCCTTGGGCTCCCAGAACGACAGTCGAGTGTAGACGGTGCCAACCGGAACACCCCACTCCTGCGCGTCTAGGTCCGTCTCGATGCGCCGGTACTCCGTCCGCCGCGCCACCGTGGTCGTCCCAACGGCCAGGAGGTCCACGATGTAGCAACCCTTGGTCCGCTCGAAGTCGTTGGCATCCGGGATGCGGAAGTAGTTGCGGGGGTCCAACTCCTTGATGGCTAGGCGCTGGCCCTCCACCTGGGTCATATCCGCCATCAGGTGCCAGAGCGCGTCGCCCTTCAGCAGCATGTTGCGCTTGATGCTGTAGAACTTGGTGGGGACCTCCTCCCGCTTGAAGAGGTTGGCCAGGGCCACCTGGATGGTGATCCTATTGGCCTCGGCCGCATTCAGCGTGCCTGCCTGCGGGGTACCGGAGGCGTCCGAAGCGGCCTGTGACGCAGCCGCCTCAGCCGCGAGCGAGCGCACCGTCCAGTCCCAGGCCTTGGCGAGGTACCGGTTGGTGGCCTCGATGATCTTCTTGGCCGATGGGATGTAGATGGGTTGATCTTCCTCGCCGCGCGCCACGAGCTTGAACGTCTCGGGCACGTTGCGGTACATGTCCATGTATCCGTCATACGCCGCAACGCGTACGGCGTCAGTGTCTTCGGTCACCCAGTCTGGCAGAGGTCGGTGTAGACCGCTGACCACACTCTTGTATTTGTTGGTAGCAACAGCCACTCGACTCTCCTTCGTCCAAGTCTGTGATAGCCTACCGGCGTCTGCGTCCGACGCGCGCTCGACTCTGCCTCGCTGGGGCGTTCTCCTTCCACGGCGAGCCGAAGTGCCCCACCATGAACCGGCCTAGCGCCTCAGGCGTATGGTCGTCCTTCTTCTGTGGAGCCTCTTGGAGATTGCCCTTGGCATCGGTGGTAGCCAGGTCCGGGTACCGGTAGGCGTTGAACTCCCGGATGGTCTGCCGGCAGCGCCGGTGAATCATCAGTTGTGGGGTCCACTCGGGATGGTCCATCGAGAGGTGCGCAACCTTGCTGTCTGGCTTGAGCTTACGGCGGATCCACTCCAGACGGTCAGAGAGCGCGCCACCCGTTCCCCCATATGACCGTAGGCCAAGAAGGCCGCTGAGTTGCTTGGACCGGTCAGGTTCCGCAGGATCTGGGTAGAAGCCGATGAGAGATCCAGGAGCCAGCCCACGGGCCTGGATCTCGCGGCACGCCTCCTCTGTCGTCCTGCCAACCTCGTAATACTCATCCAGCACACGGATGTTCTCCCCAAACGGGTCAATCTGTATCAGTAGCCACACGAACGGGTTGGTGAACCCGTAGTCCAGCGCGGCGTACGTCTGCCACGTTGGGTCGTACTCGAAGTCACCAACGTGGATCTCCTCATCGAAGTCCTTGAACACGCGGCCCACGAACTCGTTGAAGAGCGCAGCGACCTCCTGGTTGAACATCTCCTCAGAGAGGTCCAGCATCATCGCCACAATCTCAGGGTCTACTTTAGACAGTTGGATTTCGACCGGGGTGATGGGGATCCCGTTGCGCTTCATCTGTTGCAGTACCTTGACTTGCTCCGAGGTCGTGGGAGCCGGGAACAGGTGCCGGTTGGACCACGAGGGAGCGCGCCACGAGGCCCAGTCAGTCCTGTTAGGATCCTGCCCCGCGTTCCACAGATCATAGAACCAGTTGCGACCTTCGGGTGTAGAGCCGAAGTAGGCCCACCCAGCGAAGTCCGCGAGTGTCGGCCGGAGGAACTTGGGCCACACGCTGGGGCGCATCTTCGCTGCCTCGGAGCAGATGATCCCGCTCACGCCCTCACCGACCAGCGTGCCGGGGTATTTGGAGGACTTGGCGTGGATCTGAAGCCGGCCATCCCAGAGACTAATGTGCATCTCTCCGGCTAGCGGGTTGTTGTACGTACCAGGCTTATCGAACGGCACACGGAGCTTGCGGAGCGCGTTGTACACCACGCGGAACTCCTTCTCCGCGTCACTGTACTCCGGCCCCACGATCCAGTACTCCCGGCGTTGCCCGACACGATCCAGCCACGGGATCTCCTTGGCCGCGCTCAACGCGTACGGGACCAGTACGTGGCCGCCTGTCTGTGACTTACCAACGCGTCGCCCTCCAGCAAACACCTTCTGCCGCGTTGGGGACAGCAGGATCTCACGCTGCATCGGGTGCGGCGACCACCCCAGCTTGTTCCACAACTGTGGCCGCATAGTGGGGAGCCGGTTCGCAGTCATGGCGTTGACCGCGAGGACGTCAGCCCGCGCACTGGCAGCGGCTTCGTCCTCAAGTGCTGCGGTCATCAGTCCCCCACCCAATCCTTGTTGTGCGTCTTGCACCAACAGAGCCAGTCCACGGTCGTTGAGCCTCTGCGTACCAGGAAGGTGCTGGCCTGTCTGCATCGCGGACACCAGACCAGGACCTGTTTCCTGATCCGCTCATTCACCAGATAAGTCTGCCAATCTACTCTTCCAGTCCGGGTGGGCTGTGCGCCACTCCATGATCTTGGTGAACCCTTCTACTGCCCATGCTCGCTCGTCCTTGGTGTAGTATTGCAGCACCAGGTATGACAGCGCGGTCGTGTTGGCCTTCAGCATCTCGTCCAGGAGGTCGTGGACGTTGTAGTGCCCGGTTGGGCACGCGGTCCGCTTGTTCTCCTTGACGTCTGGGCCACCCTCGCCTAGCGGATGGATGTGGTGCCAGTGGAGGACGTGTGGCCGTGGGGAGTGCGTGCTGTGGTGCAGCTCACACTTGCGCTCCTTGGCCGATACGAGTTGTGCCGTAAACCCAACTGTCATCACTCGCCTCGCAGCCGGTAGAAGTGTGCCTCAACGGTAGGTCCCTGGAACAGGATGTGGATCCCGAACCACAGCAGGAAGAAGATGGCGGATAGCTCCAGGCAGATGAAGAGCGGTACTGCCCAACGAGCGCGCTTCGCGTCCTTGGGATAGATACCGAGCCAGCGCCGGATCGACCACGACAGAGTCAGCGGTCCCTTGCTGGGGTGGAGCCCCGGGATCTCCAAGGCGAAGAACACCACCGTTGCTCCTAAGAGGAGTCCGCAGACTATCGCAATGAGCGCGGTCCATTGCGGGTCCTGCGTCGACGCTGCGGCAGCGAGGATCGGCCAAGCTTCGGGCATTTGTTGAGCCTCCTATCCAGACGGTCTAGGCGTTCCAGTACCGGCCGGTCATCGGCTCCCTCTCCGGCCGACCAGTCACTGGCTATGTTGGCGTACAGCGAGGCCCAGGCGACGAAGGCAACCGAGTGGAGCCAACCCAGCGGCCCAGCGAGGACAGCAACCGCCATCCAGGCTATCGAACGGGAGCGGTGGAACCAGACCCTGCGTCGTCCCACTGCTGCTCCCCGTTGTACGGTGGACAACCGCGATCCTGGGTCAGGTCCGCAGAGAAGCCCAGACTTCCCGCGCCTGAGCGGTCGTGCTCGAAGACACGCGAGCCCTGGACCTTCTCCCAGACCTGAACGAACAGGTCCCAGGCCGAACCGTGGGGATCCTCAGACGGACCCTCCACGGTGACCTCAACAGGACCGGCGACGATGCTCACCTTGTGAGACCAGGTGGGCTCCGCAGCTTCGTCCTCTTCGGACTCCAACGCCTAGCCTCGCACCGGCTTGGGGTCTTTGTCTGGGACCGGCTTGGGATCGCGCTCACGCCGCTTGCGCTCTGGTAGCGGGACATCCGCGCCGTGCCCGTCCGTACGCCGGTACGCCTTCAGCTGCCCACCCGAGCCATCGCCCTTGATCTTGTCGTACACCGCCTCGAATGGCACGCCGGGATCCAGAACGTTCCACTTGGGGATCTCCGGGTACCAGTCGGTGAAGGTCGTGCCATCCTCGAAGTACAGCACAGAGTACGGCTTGTGCGCCTGCTCGTCCTCGTATTCGTCATCCACGAACATGAGCGCCTTGGAGGCGTACGAAGTGGGGTTGCCATGCTCGTCCCGCTGATCCGGTACGGACACCACATTGCCGCTGGTAAGCGAGCGAGGGGTGACCAGGGCCGGCAGCTCAGACCCATCGGTGGGAGTTGGGGTGGGGCTAGTCATCGTCGTCGTCCTCCAGTAGTTTGTCGTCATCCTCATCAGCCACCTCGAAGTCCACGCCTTCCTTCAGCTCGATGTCGGCCCCAGGCAACGGCTCTGTGTTGGCCATAACATCAACCATCCCCAGGATCTCCTGGTACGGCTTGACCTCAATCTCAACGGTGGTCTTGCCCTCGACTCCGGCCCGGTTCAGGATCTCCACGAGCGCCTTGATGCGGTCCTTGTCGAGCACGTTCCGCTTGAACAGAGCGATGTGTACCAGCCGCTCAGCCGCTGGGAGCGCGGCCAGAGCGAGTGTACGCTGTGCATTCTTCTTGACCTCAGGTAGCTTCCCGCCGTGCTGGGTACAGACTCTGCCACCCTTGATAGAAGGCTGGACGCAACGCTCCCCTACCCAGGGGCCACGCTTGTAGATGGCGATACAGCGCCTGCCCTCTATCGGGATGACGCGCTCGCGCTTCTGTGTAACGCCAGTCCAGTCCCACTCGTTGTCCCCAACAGACACCCACTCGTGCCAGGTCTGGACCTCAATGCGACCCTCCCGTCGCGCCTTGGTCCAGCGGTGTACGTTGTAGGGATTCTTCTCTACATAGGACGGTAGCACCGCCAGATCAGTCTTGGTCAGGGGCTTGGCCCTACTATGCCCCAGCTTGGCAGCTGCGCTCCGATCATGCGGCTTCCGCTCCACCAACGCTACCAGCCCCCGTTCGCATAGAAGTCTTCCCACTCCAGGCCCTCAGCCGGGTACGCGGGAGGCTCGTGCTTGTCGGGGTGGACCGGAGTCGGCACGACGTGGAAGTGCCGCATAGGCTGGATAGGCTCGCGCATACGGGCCGGAGTCACGCCACCCTGCCCCTGGTATACCGACTCCACATCCGGGTGGCCGTACGGCTTCTCTGCGGGCGAGGACAGCGGGATGATCCCCAGCTTCACAATCGCCATACCGACCCGCAGCCGGATGGGGCGGCAGGAGACGTTGAGTAGCTCCAGCGTGATCTGGCCGAAGAACCCAGGGTCCACATGGCCAGCCGTCTGGTGCACCTGGAGCCCAAGGCGAGCGAGCGAGGACCGGCCATCCACCTGACCCGCGAGGTCTGCTGGGAACCCAACCGCCTCAACAGTATGCGCGAGGACGAACTGTGCAGGCTGAATGATGAGGTGCGACCGGAGCTTCACCACAGTCTCTTCAGGAGGGTTGTCCGGGTCGACTGGCACCGTCAGCCACCCATGCGGCACGACGAACTCCGACCCCAGATGCAGCAGAACTGAGGCTGGCCGAATCACCGGATCGTCTGTGCCGATGATGAGCGATCCGTCCTCGATACGTCTGCGGATATCCCTATCTGACAACAACATTTCTGAGCCCTACTTCCTCGTTGCCCCATGCATCATGTATGCAATACCAGTGCAGTCGTGTCAGCTATGCTACTCGATGGACAGTCTGCACAACCGATCCTCCGTCCACAAGCCCTCCTCAACCCTTGCGAGTGACCGCCAGGAAGATGCTCACCAACGTCCCCAAAGCAGCCAATGCGCCCAACAGATAGAGCCATCCAGCGTTGAGACCTGCCCCACGGACTTGTTGTGCAGACACATACTTCACTATGGGTGCAATGACTGCTTCAATCTTCTCAACAGCAGCACTCAGGTCGCCCTGGGTCGCATAGGTCACACGCTCGCGTTCAATCTGCGACCGCAACTCATTCGCCTTCTCATCCTTGTATTTCTGGATCTCCCGCGCTAGGTCCAGCGCAGCCAGGTCAGCAGTCTCCTTGATCTTGAGCGCCTTCTCCTTCTCAACATTGACCTCGGCGTATCGCCTGTCACGCTCCTCCTGGAACTCTTTGTCGGACTTCCTCTGCAATTCAAAGTATTCGCGGAGGGGAACAGTCAGCCCTGTCTTGCTCTTCCGACCCATCCCCAGGCTCCTCAGCCAGCCACAAGCCGGGATGCTACAAACTCCCGCGTGCCCCGCGCCATCGATGCAGTAGTCCGCCTCCCGCTCACCAACGCATTATCGGTGAACTGCAACAGATCCACGTACATCCCGGCCATCGGCTCCATCCAGCTCAGGTCGATCCCGGCCGCATGCTGCGAGGCGTACGGCTTTGTCCCGTCCTGCCGGATCTCAGCCGACACATACCGGGCCAGGTGCAACCGTACATCCGACGACATGACAGGCGGGTTTCCCCAGCTCTCCCAGAGGTTCCGCCTCGTGTACACCGTCAGCGGATACCCATTCGTCAGGTCCAGCCACAAGTCGCAGAACGCAACAATGTCGCTCCCCTTCAGCCCGGCCTCCTCCGCGTCGACCTCAACCGCCCACCCGCGATGCCCGCCTACGGCCGTCAGATGGTCGTAGAGGATGCCGACCTGCGTGGCGGGGGATCCGGGCACGAGGTAGTGATACGCACCGGCTATGAGCCTCTCAGCCCGCAAGGCTGCCGCGTTCCGCTCGAACCACGGGTCCAGGTAGAACCCTGTCGCTGCTGTCGTCCCGCGCTTCGAGCGTCCAGACGACTTCAACCACACACCAGCGAACCCCTCACCGGCCACCCGCTTCGCGTCCAGCTCCCCCTGGTACTCCGTCCAGTCGCACATCAAGCTGTTGTTCTTCCAGTCGAACCCCATCCCAGCCTCCTCAGAACAACCAACGTCCGCGTACATAGCCCTTCAACAGAGTCCAGCCCTCGACCACGATCTGGCCAACCGTCACCACTCCGAGGAGGACGACCATCGCAACATCCAGTGCCCACCCCTCCAGGCGTCTGTTCACGGCCTCAGCCACCGTCCCGCGCCGGCACTCCTTCGGTGGCGTCCCCCGCCTGCGACCTCTCCACCAACAGATACAACGTCTGGACCTGCTTCGTGGCCGGATCCTCCATCACCAACAGGATCCTCTCCCCGCCAGACATCGACGGATGACGCCGCAAGGCAGCCTTCTTGATCTCCAGAATCTCGTCCATACGACAACACGCCCTCTCTACGGCCAGTCGGCCACAACGCCTCAAACAACCAGATCATCAGAGCCGATCCACCAACAGACCAGACAATGACGAACACCTCAGCAGCTACGCCTCCTCCACCGGGATCGCCCATGTCTGCACCTTTCCAACCTTATCGGCTGTTGGGACATTCTCCGACCCATCCCCATTCGGCCCAACCGCAGACGGGTTCGTTGCATACACCTCCCACACTTCCTGCACCTCAGTCTCGTTACCCTCCTGCGGCAACTGCACCATCCCCGGTCCCCCGGCGAACTCACTGGGCCTTCTGTCTACCATTACGCCTCCTCTATGTAGTGCGAGCTAACTCGCCATTGCTTAGGTTCCTTCTTGCTGATTGGATAGGGAGAATGCATATTGCAAGTGTAGGTGAACTGCAACAACGGAGTCGATCCCTCCCACATCCTCCAAACCACTAAGGACAAATCGCTGCACTTGAAACAAGCAGGCATTTCTGCTCTGGGCATCCGAAATGACAGGTTGCACTCCAGATCTAGCATCAAGACGGTTTCTACCAGGGCATTCAATGTATTTAACACCTCGCGTCTAGTGTACGTCTAGGGTTACGTCTTGCACATTTGCCCTGATCAACCCATATATTCTCTCTCTACTAGACGACTAGACGTAAGTAGTAGGTAGATACGGGGTTACGCGGGTACGAGCGCGCTACATACGCGCGCATCGCGCGCTGCAATCCGGGACAAGACGCGTCTATACCCGTCTAGTCGTCTAGGCCCATCTCGACCAGGCCAAACAAGCAAGACGCTACCCTCCCAAGATCCGGTCTAGCAAGATCGAACACAATAACAGTTAACCAAACTTACGTTTAGGCGACCTTCGCCCACTCCGGCTTCAGCCGGATTCCAAACCAAACTCTCTGTTGTTTTCCATCCAGGTACTTGCGTCCAGCTACAAGACCGCGCGCATTCATTGCACGTCCGAACGCGACTTTGTTGTACCGATTCCTCTGATCTCCATTCTCTTCAGCCCACATTTGGTACGCGGCGAATAGCTGAGCAGCCAACACAACATAGTCGTCGTGCGAGCCTTCTTCGCCGCAATCGCGGACGAACTGACCCGCCTCATTCATCTCGTCGCGCGCCTCCATTGTGGCGCTAATCACTGCGACAGGAGCATCCTTCAGTCCTACCCGGACGTACCGCTCCCAGCCGTCTAGGCACCACGCGAGGATGGCCCGCTGCGCCTCCTGCGTCATGAGTCGACGCCGGAGCGTGACGTCAATCTTGTCCTCTTCGATCGACACAGGGAACGATGCGAGCTTGAGCCGACGCCACAGCGCCTGGTCCGCACCCGGGATCTGCGGGATGGAGTTGGTGGTGATCCAGGGGGTGAACTCCGGCACGCGCTTGATGTACTCGTTGGAGTTGAGGCGACGCGCGCTCAACTTCTCCCCACCCGTCACGAGCTTGATCCGGTCGGCGTGCAGGTTCCACGCGGCAGACGCCTCCGAGGCCACGATGAACCGTCGATTCAGCACATCGATGACGTCAGCCCGGCCACCCTCCTCCATCTTCTCCTTCAGCAGGGATAGGTTGTAGGGGCTGGCGTAGTCGCCCAGCGCGTTCGCCACGACCTCGGCGAAGGTAGTCTTGCCCGAGGTTGTTGGGCCCTTGGCTATCACGATCACGCGCTCTGGGTTGCCGCCATAGAGGGAGTACCCAACAAGGGTCTGCGCCCAGGCTCGCTCCTCAGGATCCGGCAGCACAACGTCCAGAAACTGCTCCTCCCAGACGACAGACCGTGCCCCCTTCTCATACGGCACACCGGTGATCATGGTGAGGTAGTCCTCGCGTCGGTGCGAGTCGCGGAAGTCCAGCCCGTTGTCGCCCAGTATGACCGTCCCGTTAGGAGTGTTGAGGAGATCTGGATGTTGGTCGAAGTCCTTGGACGGCACCACAATGCCCTTCCTTCCACGCGCTACCTCAACCATGGACTTGAGCTTGCCTGCGCTACCGGACGACTTCTTGTGGGCCTTGAACGCCTTGCGCTGAGACTCCTGAGCGTCCGTCTCGCCTCCACCGGCCGCACTCGCTTCGAGCCGGTCCAGTTCCTCTTCCATCTTGTCAACAGCCTTGACGGCCCAACGCTCAACCTGTCGGGTATCGTCCGGAGCCCACCTTGTCTCGTCCCACAGCAGCCAGCCGCCAAGAGCCTCGCTCCACCGTGCCCGGTCGTTGGCTACCCGGATCCAGCGCTCAGCGTTCCCGATGTCGTCCAGCCGCCAGTTCATGTAGCGCGAACCGGTACCGTCTCCACCCTTCAGGTCAGCAGCGTCTACTAGAGACGCACACGGGTCTAGGTCGGTGCCGCCACCTTCGGCCGACACCTTCTGGACGCCACGGACTACGGCGCGAGTCCACTCCTCCTTCGCCAGTCGCTCGCCATCGCCGTCATCGCGACCTCTACGCCGCTTAACAGCTTCCAGGAAGACTCCACGTAGCTCTGCCAGAGCCTTGCGGACGCCGCCATGGCCCTGCTTGCTGTCTCCGAGGACGGCCCAAGCGCCATCGCGAGCGACATCATGTGCGCCTCCGTCATCGCCCGCAGTGCGGATGTCACGGGAGTAGCGGGTGACGGTCCGGCGCATCTCGGCGCAGATGTCGTTGGGGTCAGGCCGGGACTCCAGCCACTCGTTGACGGCTGTGGCGTCCATCGACTCGTTGACGGCACGGGCACTCCACTCACGTCCTTCAGTCAGACCTTCCACCCACTGCGCGGGAAGCTCAGCGAGGTCATCCATCTCTGGGATCGGTTCTACAGGCACCAACTCATAGCCAGTGCTGTCGTCGTCGCCCTCTGCTACCCGGACCTGTCGGAACCAGCCGTACACCTTGCCGGTCTTGTCGTGGACGGACGGAGCCGACACAACGTAGCGGTGATCCCAGCGGATCAGCTCGATACCCGGCCCGACCTGTCCTGGCCACGCTAAGCCTTCGGGGATGCGGAACAACCGGATCCCACTGAGGCCATCTGTTCGGGACGTAGCGACCCACGTAGCCGGCAGGCAACCCCATTCCGACTCAGCCTCAGCGAGCGTGTCGGCTCCGGACTTCTCGCCGTAGGCGTCCACGTCGATCCCGAGGACGTTCGCGGGTAGCCGGAGCGCGACGTTGCCCGGTGCCGAATTGAGGTTGCCTGCCTTGTACCGAGCCTTCGGCGCGCACCACTTCCTGACGTCCTCCGCGTCCGCGTACTTGCCGTTGGCCCCTGTGTAGCCGTCTGGCGGCGGCCACTTGCCCTTGACCGGGAGCGGGATAGGAGCCCAGCCCGCCTCCAGGTAATCTGTTGCAGCTACAACGAATGGGGTTGGCATCCGAGCCCTTCTACACCATAAAACAGGGACCGGCCCCAGGGAAGCGAGGCCGGTCCGGGACGGATCTTAAAGCCTACGCCTCACGCCGCTGTGAGGAATAGAGCAGGGAAAACAGCGCTGCGTAGCCGCACATCCTCCTTGAGGCGCCTGGCGAAGGTGATCACGTGCCGCGTCGCGTCCCGCGCGTGCGGGGTGCCGGTCGTCCGTTCCCAGTACCGCAGCGCCTTGAGACGGTCGTCGGTCATCGTGGTCATGGCGAGTGACGGCTGCTGGACCCGAACCATGCGACCGGCCTGACCCTCTACATAGGACTCAGCGTGCGACATAGCCCAACGGAACGCGGATGTGATGCGGACGGGCGACAGAACCTCGCGCCCACGGTCGAACTTCCGCAGGATGAAGTCCTCAATCACCAGCCCAGCACCCGGCCAGTCTTCAGCGAGCGCCACCATCTGGTCGACTTGGGAGAACTCCGTGCCGAGGAACTGACCGCAGGAGAAGTGCGTGACGTTGTTCATGATCTTGTACTCGGGATCCGTCAACGCCTCCCCCGCTATCTGCATCAGTGCCCAACCGGTCACCCCGCCTGGGTCGTACGCGATCAGCGTCGGGTCGCCACTGGACCCGTCGTACAGGACCTCCGGGACCTCAACCCGGCTGGCCTTTGCCACTCTTCCTCCCCTCCCACAAGGTCCATTCCTGCGCAATCCCGGTGTAGTTATGGCACACCGTAACCAGGTGGGCCTTCCGCCGACAGGGACCGGCGCAAGTCTCGTCTTCAAGACAGTCGCACCACGGCCGGGGATCCTCGTGCGGGTCCGTTAGACAGTTGACGCAGGGCCAGGTGTTGGCGCTTACCCGGATCCGTGCCTCACCGCGCGGCTGCGGCTCCTCCGGCAGCAGCGGGTACTCCTTCCGCATCCGCTCGATGTTGGGTAGGAGAATGTCGCCGTTCTCAGTCCGGATGTAGATGGCGTGCAGGATGAAGTTGGCCGGCCCTACCGCAGAGCCGTTGACGGCAAACAACTTCTCCATCTCGGCGATGATGACCTGCTTGCCATCTGTACTGGTCCACTCCTCCGGGACCACGCCCTCCAGGATGATGAAGCTGCGCGCGTACTTAGACACGGTCGCGCTCCTGCTTCGCCATCATCGCGAGGTCAGCGGTCATGCGGTCCGTCAACCACATCGACCGGTCCGAGTGCGGGATCTCCGCGAGGTCCGGCGCGTATACGAGCGCAGCGCTCAGGCGGGAACGCAACTGGGTCAGACGATGCGCCTGCTCCTCGCGCTCCGCTTCCAGAGCGATGACCTTGTTGTACATCTCCAGTTCCTCGGGAGAGGCCGGACGCGCGGAAGTCGCCTTGCCCTTCTCGTCAAACCGAGTGAGCTGGATGTTGGGAGCCTCGCCTAGAACCTTGTATGTCGTCACGTCACCCTCCTAATAGGACAGCACCGAGCAGTGCCATCCATACCACAATGTAACCAACTAGCGGATACGTCCCCAGGTACAGCCAGATCGGCTGCGGCTCCGGATTCTCACGACTCGCCCACTCCTCCTCGTATCCCGGCACTGGCCGGAACGTGATCGGCTCCTCCTCAATCGTCAGCGGTCGGAACATCAGCCCTCCAACAGGAACACGATGACTACGCCTACCACGACCGCGACGGCACACAGCAACGTGAGGCCGGTAGCCGCTCCTGCTCGTCGGACCCACCTAGGCGCGGGACGCCGGTGCGACCGGATGTAGCGCGGTAGCTCCGGGGCACGGTGCTTTCCAACCCTCGCTGTGGTCTCCTCGTGGAGGGGGTCTAACCCAGCCACCCTCCCGCGCGCCTTCGGGATCGTCGCGAGCGCACCAACGGGCAACGGTCTGCACTCCTCTCCGGGATCGTACCCAACCCCAAGAGGTAGGAATACGTTGTAGTCGTCTGGCATTTCGATCGGTATGGGGTCGTGCTCGGTATCGAGCGGGTCTGGGTCGCGCAACGCGAGGTAGAAGCACACCACAACTACCCCAACGAGAATGGCGAAGACCACCCCTTGCCACGACAGGTCGAACGGCAGAGTGCTAGGCACATCTGTCGGCACCGGCTCTATCGACGGCAGGGGTGGCTCGCCCACGGGGACCTCCTCAGAAGCGCAAGGCTGTCCTTCGATCGTAGTACGCAGGCACGTCTACCACGAGTTTTCCGATGGACGCGTCAGGATTGAGACGCGTGCCAGACAGCCTGGCAGGTCTCGAACTGACCAGCCGTGTGCACGTCCAGCTCCTTACCCATCAACGAAAGCTTGTAGTAGCACCGGATCGTGCCAGCCCCGGGGTTGGTTGCGCGTACGCTCGCGCCGTAGTCGACGTTCACGATCTTCTGCCATGACCCTGTGGACTGGTCTCCGCCACCCGAGCCATCGTGCATGTAGTTGATGATGACTGGGGGTTGACCCGAAGGCCGGTCCATGTCGACAAACAGGATCACCATCTGCTTGCCACTCTGGCCATTGCCGACTTCACCCGCGCCCGTATCCGCATCGCACTTCGTCGCCCAGGCACCCGATGCCAGAAGCATTCCCAACAGAAGTACAACGGTAGTCGCACGTCGCATCACTTACCTCCCAAAGCACAGGCCGGGTAACGGAGTCCGTCTTGCTTCATGCAGCTGTTGTACTCCTGCTTCGATACGTTCACCCAGCGGTCCCCGTTCGGATCGTCCAGCAGTAGCCGGTACTCGTACACGCCCAGACCGATGTCGTGGCGCTCGCCAGTGATGACGTTGAACTGTGTAGCCGTAGTGACGGGCGGGCCGGGAGGCGGCTGGGGAGCCGGAGCATTGCCGTTACAATCGGTAGCCCAGGCCCCACTGGTGAGCGCGATGCCCACCAGTGCCACCGTCGACAATAGACGTTTCATGCGTTCGGAGGCTTCGCGCCAGGCTTGTACGAGCACCAAGCCTCTCCGTTGAAGTCGCGGGTGATGTCGTAGTCGACCTCTGTGCCGCCGATGCTGATGGAGGGTCGCAAGGTCCCTTGCTCCTTCTGCTTGGCGCGGATGGAAATCTCGGCGCTGCCGGTCTGCATGATCTCCCGCGCGAATGACCCGGACATGTGGCGGTTCAACACTTCCTCCCCGCCACACCGGTAGCTGAGCGTCCACGGGTGGTTACTCGGGTCGCACTCGACTTCCAGATACACGACGTAGTTGCGAGCGTCGTCGGCTGCCTTCTGAACCGGGTTCTCCTGGTTAGCCGAACCGGCTCCGGTGTCGCCCTCCTTGCACGCCGAAGCCGTCAGCATCACCGCGCCAGCTGTAGCTACGCCTCTGACGAACTGCCTTCTGTCCACTGAGCCCTCCTCGCGGCGGTAGGGTCACCCGCCCATTCGGCATTGCTGATCCCCTCAATTGTAACGACTGCACCCCCTTCAACAACCTCGGCCTTTTGGCTCCACTCTGCAGACGGTCGGCCTGCGCGAGCGTTCAGCTCCACGCGCTCCCGGATCGTGCAGCCCCGGTCGAACTTGGCCATGAACCCGCAACGCCCTTGCTGGTAACAGATCGGCTGCAACTGGTCCGCGATGAACCCGAACTGCCAACCGTCCTTGCCGCTCCAGAAGGTCTGCGGGAGATCCGTGATCGTCGTCCGGTACTTGCGCAGTGCCTTCACGACCTCGGCCATGACTGCGCGCCACTCGAACTGCGCCTGGGTACAGAGCCGTAACCCAGCGACGTGCAACAGCCCCCTTAGGTCGGTCGTCCAGTAGAGCCGCGTGGTCATCGCGTGCGGCATGACGCTGCGCGCGTCCTCGGCTGGGATCCCGTGCCCCTCCACCAGATCTGTGTAGGCGTCCTCCGCTGCCGTCACAGACCGGTCCCAGATGTCGTACGCCGCAGTGCCGGGAGCGATCGAAGGCGGGAGCGCGCTGCGGTGTGTCCAGTCTTCTCCCTCCACTACCGCGAACCGCATCGACTCCTGAGCGAAGAAGGCTCCCCGCTCGCGGACTGCTTGATGCGTCCAGGACCGCGACACACCCTCGATCAGGAAGGTGAACTGGATGACCTCCAGCGGTCCCTGAAGCTCCGTCGCCATCATGTCCGCGAACGCCTGCCGCCGACGCTCATCGGTGACATCGGAGAGGTCGTGCGTCACCCGGCCTTCGTACATACCGCACACGGCTGCCAGCGTTCCCAACGGGTCCGGCGTTGCGTTGAGTACCGTCGCAAAGGGACGGACGCGGTTGTCTTCGCCGCGTGACATAGGCGCGCTGCGATACATCGCGGAGTCCGCCCAACGCGACAGCTCACCGGACATGGACAGCAGCCAGAGCCGTGGTGCGGTTGAACTGAGCCAGGCTGTCCGCGCTCGACATCATGAACTCAGCGGTGCTGGTGGGACTCATCCCGTTCCAAGCCGCCAACGAGAAGCGGTAGCGCTCGATGATCTTTGCGATCTCGTCGCGGATCTCCTGCCGCTGCGCCCGGCAACGCGCCCGGTCCCGTGCGCCGGTATCGTGTGTGCATAGAGTGTGGTCGATGATCATGGTTTGACCCTCCCGCTGAGCACGTCACAGTCCTCAAAGGACTTGTGGCCCAGCTGATTGTGGTGGTACTCCAGGTGTTTGGTGAGACGTTCGATTGAGCCGGCCTGGGTAGCGAGCCGCGAGTCCACACCCTCATCGATGTACGCGGCGATGATCCTGCCGTCCCGGACGCGCTGTGGAAGGCTCAGCCGCCAGTTCTCTCCCAGCTGGGGCGACAGGCGGTAGACCCACACCTCAGTCTCGCCCTTTGTGTTGACGAACCTGATCTCAACGTCTGTCTCGCTGTCCTTGATCTCCCCAGTGTCCGCAACGTCCAAGCTTCTCACGGAGTCTCCTCCTTCTCATCTCCTGATCCCGAACCCAATCAACACTCTCATCGTAGTACCCGCCCACGACGCGCGCTAGATCAGCTGCATACAAACGTGTACCGTCCGAGGCCGGAAGCCCTGGATGTTCCAACAGCCAGTCCGTCAGATCATCCAGGGACTCCCACAACCGGTCTAGCCGGTTCAAGCCAGCTTCCCGCCGTGCCGGTATGGACGCGAGCGGTTGTACTCCACCTTCTCTGCGACAGCGGCACCGATGTCGATCCCGTACGCGCCGCAAGCGTCGAACACGCGGATGAGGATGTCTGCCATCTCGGACGGCACGCCTGACGGCTTCTTTGGTGCCTTGCAACCCTTCTCGACGCAACCCAGCCCGTCGTGGTGCTCGTATTGCATCTCGTTGATCGGCTGGCCGCTCCGGTACGCCTCCAGAGCCTCGCTGACCTCTGAGTGGATCAGCGCCAGGATCTCCCCGAAGTTGCGGCCGTCAGTCTGCGGCTTCCCTCCCATATCCAAGTCGCCCCACCAGCCGTGCTCTACGGCTACCGCGTGGCACTCGTCGGCCATGTCGCTAAGTACCGCGTACGGCAACGGGATCCGGTCTGGTTCGTCGTCCATGCTGTCCAGCCCGTGCAGCGGAATGTCGTAACCCATGAGAGTCCTTTCAGGACAGATCAGGACGGAGGTCGACTGTGCGACGCTCGTCCAATTGTTGCGGAGCAGGGAAGCTACCCCGGTAGTGCGTTGCGGGAGGGGGTGGAGCGAGCCGGTCAGCGACCGACCGAAGGAACATCGCCACTCCATCGGCATCGCCGTAGCAGCGTGCAACCTCTTTGACGACTGGGCTGTTGCCCTTCTCCTGGCCGTCAACTTCTAACCGCTCGCTGAGAACGAACTCGTACATGACCGTCCTAACTAGACGCTGATGCGGATGTCATCTGTCGTCGGTTCGTCGTCCTCCTTGAGGATCTGGTTGATGCGCTCCCGAGTCAGGTCATCCCGGGTCCAGTCTTTCCAGTCCACATCCAGGTCAGCTCCGACCCCGGTGAGGACTCCGGTCTGGACTAGCGCGTCCCAGGTCTCATCGAACTTGGGCGTGTCCTCAGCGTCGATGAGAGCCTGCTCGCGCGCCAGAGCCTCCCGCGCTTCGACCTCCTCCGGTAGCGGACCATCGGGAGGCAGTTCCTCCTTGGGGGTCCAGCCTTCGGTGGCTCCGATGTGCTCTGCGGGGACCTCGCCGCGAAAGAGGTCCAGGAACCACTTCCATAGGCTCATGCTGCTGCCCTCTCCTTCGCCTTGATGATGGTGGAAGGCTCCAGCCCGGCCTGAACCCAACCGGGGATGTTCTCCCACGCCTCCTGTGTCGTGTAGCCCGCAGTCTTTGCCGCGTCGCTCCACTCCTGAGCCTGCTGTCTACTTAGGACTGTGTGGTGGGCTAGCACATCGACTAACTCCGACCACAAGAACGGCGAGCCGCCCATGCCTACTCCTCATCCGGGTCGATGACCCACATCTGTTTGACGTACAGGGACGCGCCGAAGCTGTTCTTGGACTTCCGCGCTGTGACGTGGATGACGTGCTTGCCTACCAACAACTTCTCCAGCATGCCCTTGAGCCTCGGGTATAGCTGGCGA